ATTATCAACTCTTACTAATTCAGTTGATGCACTATTTTGTATCGTGAATCCATTTGTCGCACTCGTTGCTCCACTCCCCTTAATAAACGCATCACCCTGCACCTGCAAACGCTGACCGCCATCGGTTGTTGTGCCTATAAGTAGGTTGCCAGCAGAGGTTAAAGAAATCGTATCCACTCCAGCAAAAGTTGAGTAAATCCTTAATGAACCAGTTGCAAAATGCACATATGTAGAGTATGCACTTGTGCCCGATATTAAAGAAAATCCAACATTATTAGTAGCATTAAAAAAAGTTGCATCACCTACTACATATAATTTAGAACTTGCCGTAGTAGTCCCTATTCCTATATTTCCACCATTATCATAAATCGCACTATTTCCCAACGCACTACCACTTGTCCATTTAGGCAAGAAGTTTGTTGCACCGCTACCGCCAACCTTACCGCTAAAAGTTGACCAATCAGCACTACTCAATGCACCTCTATTGGTTGCTGAAGCAGTTGGAAGGTTAAATGTATGTGTGTCTGTTGCTGAACTAATCGCAAAGTCTGTTCCGCTTGTACCCGTTGCAAAGTATTGCACTTGAGCAGTCAGTCCATTAAGAGCATTTAATCCCGTTGAGAAGGTTGTAAGAACCTCACAAAGATTTCCATCCTCTGTGTGTAGTGTTATTGTTCTACCGCTTGTAATTACATAAATCCTAATTGCTAACCTATCTGTAACAAGCAATGATGTTTGAGGAACGGGAATAGAAGTAAAGTATTGGTCAACTATTGTGCCATTTGTTATCCCTTCAGGATTCGTTGAACCACTTGCAACAAGAGTAAAATTATTTGATGCATCAACCTTGTAAACCTCTCCATAAAATTGAGGACTACCGCCAGATGCACTTGATTCAAAATAAAACTCTAAGTTCCAATTTCCTCCAGGTATGTTCAAAAGTGATGGGTCTCCTGCATCAGTTATAAACGATGCGATATACCCATCTCCTTGTGCGTTTGTCCTTGTAAAGTCTGTTCCTGCACCAAGTACAGGCGTCTTACTCATTTCATAGTAAGTCTCACCACCAAATGTTCCTTGCGTTATAGAACCATTTAGATAATAATTAACCGATGAACCGCCACCGCCATTTGTAGGGAAGTTAGCAAGTTGACCATCACCTCTGACATATTGTGACGCAGTTCCTGCACCTGTAACTGCAAGTGTTCCATTGCTCGTTAAAGGTGAATTACTAACCGCAAATGCTGAAGGCATGGAAAGTCCAACGGAAGTAAGACCAGGTGTAATATCACTCAACAATGCCAATGTACCACTAAGGTTTGGCAAGGTATATGTCCTAAGAGTATTATCAGTTAAACCACTTGGGTTTAAGACAAAGTTTTTAAAGTTTGGTGAAGTAGTAGCAGATGTAAAATAAAATACTCCTGTATTTAAAGTGCTTATTGTAGAATAACCATCTAAGTTTGCAGCAGAACTCGCAAACTGTTTTATTCTTAATGCACCACCTGCTCCAGAAGCACCTTCTAAAAATACTGAACCTGCTTTCAAATCATTGCCACCTAAATCAACATCACCCGTTGCACCGCTATATGGAACACCTGCATTATCTGCCGACCAAAAGGTATCGTAATTCGTTCCACTTGACTTCTTTAATACTTGACCCGTAGTTCCACCAACGGGAACACCTTGACCCGCAGCACCCGCAGGACCTTGTGGACCTGCTGCGTTGCTTACGTTAACCACTATATCCTCACTGCTCTCCGTTACAATGACTAAATCATTCGTTACATTTACATCAATGCTCATCTTCTATGGTTTAGTTACATCATCATAAACAATAAAATCACCTTCTAAATAAGTCTTAACAACACCAGTGGTAAAAGTTACCTGCATATCCCACACATAATTACCTTTGGCAATATCAACCAACTTGTTAACTGTGATTTGATTATTGTTTACACCTCCGATAGTTACACCGCTTCCATTAGTCAAACTAAGGGCAAGAGTACCTCCGCATCCTTTACGGACCTGAATATAAACTGTTGCACCAAGCAAACTGATTGGTGTAGTATCTGCCAAAAGAGTAAACACCTGCTGCCATGTGTCATTCCTCCACATTTGGATATCAAGTTTCCCTGGTCTAAAATCTGATGCCATTTTCTTTTTCTTTAAATAGATTTATGATGGATAAGTGTAGTCTGTTGGAACTTCGCACCTATTCTGTAAGTATGGTAAGTCAAGTGCAATAGTTGCACTAACTCCTGCTAAGTATTCGGGTGTGTCCTCTGTAAAGAAGTCAAGAGTTACCGAATCTTGAAGCACAAAGTCAAACTCATTAAAGTGTAACTGAGCAATTATGTCTTGAGCAGTGAGTAATTGGTCCGATAGAACCTCTTGCTCATTTGATTGCTCGGGGAGTACCCTATCGCAAAAAAACATGGTGAAGTTGATAGTTGAACTCTTGCCATTGATGGATGCACCCGTTAGGTCAAAGAATAAAGCAGGATAGACATTGTCCGTACCCTTGCTCAAGAAATCAAAAGCGTTGCCGTAAAAGGTTGTCTTGATTTGTTGATGGGCATTTCCCAAGTCCTCTATTGTCTTTATGATTTGGTTTAGGGTCATCCTTTTTTATTTTTTCAAGGTAAACACGAAGTTTCTCTTGGTTCTTTTTAGTGTATGTTTTATTCGCCACAACAACGATTTATATCTCCTTGATATTTTTCTTCAAATGTTTTGTACCTACCGCAGTCATAATCCCCCAACCAAATTGTAGTGGTGTATGCATCATTATCGGGAACGATTGTATCTACTCCAGTGCCAGGGTTTATGTACTCGGGATATTTAGCACTTGCTTGAGATTCTTGTTTCAAGAACTTAATTAACCTTTGCTTGTAAAACTCTGCTCTTGCTCCATAACGATTGGCAACATCTGCCAACTCTGATGCACTCGGTTCGGTTTGATTATCCCCCGACTTCCTTACCACACCTTTATTGTAGAATTGGTATGACAATGCCATTGGGAGTTCACTCATAACATAGTAAACAAGACAAGGTGTTATGTATGTATTTAGCAAAGTTTCCTCATCACAATTCAAATCACCGCACTCAATACCCGTTTGTAACTTCTCATACAATGCAGTTCCAAGTGCAGGGAGAATGTATGCATCTTGGGCATAAAGGATATCAGGAAACACCAACTTAGGGTCTACGTTAACGTGCAAACCTGTTCTGTCCTTTATCGTATCAACTGAAATAAAAAGTATATTCCTGCTCATTATTTTTTCTTTTTAACTACTACATTCCTTCTCCATTCGTGTCTGCAAGAGGGTGAATCTCCCCACCAACCACCGCCTCTATCAAAAACCGAGTAACCAAGTCTTGCACTAAGTAACTCTATTCCGCTTCTACTCCAAAGTCTGTCCTCTGATATTAACTTTCTGCAAAATGTCCTTGAAGGATGTGCAGGAGTATCTCTTTGCGAACTTGGTACAATCGGTTTCCATTCGTAAGAATACTTTACCTCAAAGGTTGTTATATCCATATCATCAACCAACTTGCTCAAAGGTTTCGTAAGTTTTCTTTCCTCAATCTTAGGGTCATAATTAATTGCACCCGATTCAACTAAGTAACTTAATCTACCTTGCACCACCTCTCTTGTTCTCCTTACCGCACTTGCAATGTCATCAATGCTTATCTTCCTATCCTTGTCAATCAAGGCAAGGATTTGCTTATCAAGTGTCTTGTCTATCAAATCACCCTCCGCAAACGCATCCCGACTACTAAAAACCGCCTTTGATTGAATTATGTTATAATCTGCCTTCGGTTCGCCAACCTCTCTAAATAAGCCTATAACAGTGTCCTCATCCAATGCAGAAAAACTGAAGTCCTCTGTCATTGGGTCATCATCTATGCCGAGCATAGCATTAACCTCATTGTCGGTCATTCCAAGACCCGATTTGAGCATAGTTACTGCAATCTCTTTGGATATCTTACCCTGTGAGAATTGCCTAATTACTCGCATCAAGTGTTGGTATTGCCTACCGCTTAGGTTCTTCAAATTATCGTTTACCTCAACTTGTTCTTGATTAATACTTGGTTGAGTTGCAGCAGTCGGTTGATATTTAGAAATATCAATTCCTGCCTTCTCCAATAACCACTCTTTAGGAGCAATCTGTAAAAGTGCTTGTTCACTTAATTCAAATCCAATAGGTTCAACAGGTACAATCGTTATCTCAGAAGTCGCACCCTTTAAGGTAGCAAGTTGATTAAATAATGATTCAAGGAACTGTTGTTTATCATTTACATAAGTGTTCTTAAATATCTCATAAGAATCCCTTATCTGTGTTCTGCTTCCCAACTGACCAGGTTCGGCAATACCGAAAAGACTTGGTGATGTGATTTGATGACCTGCGAAAAGATTATTCTGAATAATTAAGTCAACCCTTGTAAAGTCCTCTTTAGTAATATCACTTGCACCGAGGTCCTCAATAATTGGTTTTCTTGCAGGGTCAGTGGTAAAGGATAAGATAAATTTCTTTCCATCACTACCACTAAATCTATCTGTAAACCTTCTTTCAATGTTTCTCTTCTCATCGGGTGAAGGTTCCCCATTGGGAAGGGTAATAAGTTTGGATGCACTGAAACCCGTTTGGGCATTGCCAAGAACGTGTCTGCTGACTTCTATATCAGATTCAATATAGTTCAATGCACCCATATAACCAGGCAAAGCATAAGTATCTAAACCTGGTCTATATTCCTTAATGTAAAGTATCTGCTTCCCTTGTCTGACCTTCGTGTTGAATGCCATCATAGGGATTAACTCATCCTTTCTCTCATTCCAGTCTTTTTTATACCAAAACTGCGTATTATCCGTGTTGGACCTAATTTTGGTATAATCAATGTGCAATACATCAGTTAACTGCCCACCCGTTACGGACCAAATCACTTCAAGATAAGCACCTCCAAAGATTTCTATGTCAATAGATACCTTCCTTGTCAAATCGTTTAACGATTCAAACTGATTAGGTTGAGCAATGAATTGGTCCGCAATAGGGTCTATCTCATCACTCTTCCATCCGTTTCCGATGATGTAATTAACCTTGCCTTTAACAATAGCATTATGCTTTGCACTTTTATTGTAAAGTGATAAAAGATAGTTAGGGTAATCGTTCTTTTCACCGAACTCAATGTACCCTTTGCCCCTCTTCTCCCGATATTCGGGTTGCCTTGCCTCTTGAAAGTTTAATATTACTAAATCATTCATCTTGTTATATATGTATTGTCAACCTCGTGTTGTGTGTACTCAAATGTGGTTGATGGTGACAGTTTCATTATTCCCTCTTCAAGCAATCCCGTTGCTTGGGTATAGTCTACATTGTAAGCACTTGATTGCTCATAGACAAAGTACAACCACTCCCCTACATTACCCAATCCAAAGTATTTAGGTACTTTGATGCTGAACTTGTTATACCTATCCTTGAAAGGTGATACATCAAGAGCAAACAAAAGAACAAAAGCAACCTCATCTCGTGTGGTCCTATTGACAAAACGGAACAAGTAATTAGGTGAGGCAAGTGTCTGCTTCTCCGTTAATGTTAGGTAAATGAACTCCGTTGCTACTTGTGTGAGTTGTATCATTATGTCTAAATAGATAATCCCTTCACTTTTACCCAAAAAGAAAGGCATCCGATATGGATGCCCTTACTCAATTCTAAACCTTCCTATTTACGCAGTAAGACCTGCAATTATTGAACTTGAAACCTCGGGAGCAAGTGCAGGTTCATTGCCAGTAAAGGTCAACGTATAACCATTCCTATCTCCAAAAGCAGCACCAGTCGCACCATTACCACCAGTCAAATCAGCACCATTAACCTTACCAAGCAACCAATATTTATCGTTACCATCCTGAACCACTGCAAGGAGATTGTTTTTTGCAAGAAGCAAAATCTCATTTCTTGTACTTGCTTGAAGTTTATTGAGGATGATTGATAATTCTTGAGCATAGAACACAGTGCCATTCTCAACGGAGGCAGTGATATTCTCAGTAAGTGAAGAGGTTTGCTTTACAAGTTGGTACTTGTAGAACACCTTTCCTGCTGACTTAGTGATAGTAGTAACAACGCCTGATGCCTCTGTTATCGTAGTAACATCACCGAATGGAATGAACCAAACCGCTTTGATGCCACCAATGGACTCTTTACAGTCCAATACATATCCTTGAGTTAAAGCACACGGCATAATTATAAATTTTATAATGAAGGCAAGGGATGGAAATCCACCCCTTACCTACAATGATTATTTAGACGAAGAACTTAACAATCTCATCAGGGAAAGCAAAGTTGATTCCCATTTTGAACTCAGAAACAAAACGAACTTGGTCTGCTTCCTTAGCGTAGAAGATTTCAAATCTTTCCTCTTCGTTCAAAAGGTCTGTACCGATGAAGAAGTTAGAAATCCTTGCAGCAACGATGTCACCTGTACCATTCAACCCTTGTACTGCGATTACACGAACGTTAGTACCTGGGAGGAAGAACTGACCATTTGCAGCCTCATCGTACTTGTAATGGAACAAGTTAGAAGTCTTCAACTTAACGGTATAGGTCCTAAAAGTGTCCATACCGCAGAAGATAACCATATCATCCTTGTCTACTACTTGGGCAGGGATTGCCTTGTAGATATCATCAAAGATGCTTACTACGTTGGTATCAGTGATGGCAGTTTCTACAACACCATGCAATGCTACGCTATTTGCATTTACAACAGATGCACCAGCAGAAGTAATCAAAGAAATCAAACCTGTGAACTTGTTCAAGTTTACGTCAACGCTTCCTGTGTTACCTTGCCAAAGTGCCTTCTCAAGTTGAGAAGAAATCTTCTCTGTTTTACGCTTAGAATACTCTTCAGCATAAATCATTGAATCATACATAGAACCAGCAGGGAGTGCTTTCTGCAAATACTTTGCCTCAAGGTCTTTCAAGCAAAGTGCTTCGTTAACCTTAATCTTTCCTACTGTTACAGTCCTTTGGGTGAATGAAGTCAGACCTGATGCGTTGAATCCGCAAGATGAACCATCTTGGAAGATTGCATCTGTGTCCATAATGTTGATGGTTTCGGCAGACTTAACACCTACCATCACGTTACCTTGCTCTTTAATTAAAGAGGCGGTTTTGCTACCAAGTACAGAAGAGGCAACAAGCAGTTGCTCGTTCTCTTTAGTATAGGCTGCCAATGTTCCTACTGAAAAACTCATTTTATTTAATTTTTATTGTTTGAGAAATTTTTACTTAATTGACTTTGCGAAATCAAGGAATCTGCTAATCTTATCTTCCTTTTTTTCAATGTGCTGATTGAACTTTTCCTTCGGTGCTTCAGTTGCATTTGCAGATGGTGTGTTCAAAAGTTGAACCAAAACATCTGAAATGTCACTCATGCCCTTGCTAAACTTTGCTTCTTGAGAGGCAAGTTTGGCATCATACCCCATCTTAATTTCATCAAGTTGCTTTTGCATTTCTTCAATCTTCTTCTTCATCATGTCCTCTTCTACCTTCTTAGATTCAACAGAAATCTCAACCTCGGGAACTTCAGGGAGTTCAACTTCAGGGACTTTAATTGCGGTGATGATTGAGTTATCATCAAGAGTAATTACAGAACCATCAATGAGTTCGTGGTCACCAACAGGAGCAGGAACTTCGTTTCCACCCTCATCTACCAGTGTAACTTTACCACCGACTTCAAACTTATCAATCATAACCTTTGCACCACTCTTCAGCGTATATTCCGCCATAGATTGGAGAGGCATTGCAGATGGCAATTCTCCTGCTTCTGCAAACATTTGTTTAATCTTGTTAATTGCTTCCAAAGTTGTCATAATAACTTTTGGTAATAAATAGGAGGCATTTCCTAATGTACCATATAAGAAAAAAGGCAAGGTGTAGAAACACCCTGCCTTAACCAAACGCTATGAAAAAATTGCTACTTAACTTTAGATAGCACTTCTAAGACATTTTCCCAAAGTTGCTCTATCTTTTTGTCCCCTGTCTTCTTATAATTAAACTGACCCTCAACGCTAAACCCTCTGACATTCCCCGCCTTAATCTCTGACCATACTTCGGGATTATCTACCTTAAATGAACCGAACCAAGACCCATCAGGTACATCCTCAAATCCTTTCATTGGGTAGATTCCCCTAACCTTGTCGCTGATAAAAGATTCAAACATGGTAACACCTTCAACGGATTGCCCTGAATCGTGCATAAGGTTTACGTTTGCTTGATACCCTTTCTTGAAGTACCTCTGTGCTATCTTTTTTATCGTTTCCTTGGTGAATACTACATAATACTCCCCATTGTGGTCATTCCTGTATATTGGAGTGTCTGCCAACATTAGAGGACCGCTTATGATTTGTTGCTCCTCATCTTGGATGACAAAGGTCTGCTTATCAATCTTTTTAAGCTTGTTACTTGCCCATTCTATCATTGAAGTACCTCCCCAAGCATCCCACATAAGACCCCCGCATCCTTCTGAGTATGGGACATCTTTATTCTGCTGATGCCTCTTGAATCCACTAATCCTTGCAATTGTTTCCCTTGTAATCGGTTCGCCTTTTGCGATTTGATTTGCCCTAATCTTCCCAGTTGCCTCACCACAAGAACCCCATCCGTTTTTCTCTACCCAATCCAATGCCCTTTGTGCGTTATTCTTTGCAGATTCAGGATAGTCTGTGTAGGATTCCGCAAACTCATCTTCATTAAAGGCAAGGAAGGACCGCTCAATTGCAGGTCTGTCTACTAAACTAATCACATCTACCTCTACATCATCTTCAAGGTCATTGGTAATCTCAAGGTTAAATATTGGTATGTTTTTTTCCATTGTTACTTTTTTTATTGTTTATGTTATCCAAGCCTCGCTGCTCGGTTTATTCTTATAATCTTTTCTTGTTGATTAGTGATGTCAGATTCAACAACGTATGCCCTACCTGCTGCTGACCCCATTTGGTTGATGGATTGCTGACTTAATGAGGTTACAGTGTTTTGGATTGGTGCAGATGGTGCTATTGGTGCAGCAGACATAGACATTGATGGAGAACCCGATTCAGCAACATTGCCCGTTCCTTTTGCAGATGGTACTTTTGTACTGATAATCTTTTTAACATTTATCAATCCTGCTGCGATGGTCGCTGCTGCTGCCACAGGTCCAAAGATACCACCTTGTGCCAATGCTTTAGATGCACCTTGATAAGTGTTTATGATTGCTTGAGTAACCGCAATTGCTTTACCTGCTGCACTATTTTGGTCAACAAGTCCACCGATAATGGAAAGAGATTGAGAAGCAAGTCCTAATTGAGCATCAAACTTCTCCTGCTCTAACTTTTTCTCGTAATCTGTTAACTGCTTCTTTGCATCCGCTTGTTGAGTAGCACTGACAATAATTGCATCTGTTACACCCTTTGCAGTTACTTGTGTTGCAATAAGTGCATCCTTTCCTGCTGCGGTTATTCCTAAAACTTCAGTTTTGGTAATATTTGCAGCAAGTTCTTTGTCCCTACGAATTAACTCTTCGCCTTCTTCCCTTTCCTTTCTTGCCTTGTCTTTTTCTGCTTGTTTTGCTGCTGCATCTTTTGCTGCCTGTGCATTTCTGTCTGCTATCCTCTTTTGCTCGGTAGCATCAAGGACCGCACTTTCAACCTTTAATTCCCTGAATCTTTTTGCTTCTTCCTCGGTTAGCGTTCCAGTAAGTTTCAATCTTTCACGCAGTGCATTAGTTTCATTGGCATTTGCCTCTTTTTGCAGTGCGTAAATCTCCTTTTCTTTACCACCTTGTGCAGTAAGTAATTTTACTCTTGCCTCAATATTTTCATTCGCCTTTGCATTGGTCTTGCTTAACTTTTCAAGCACCCTATCCGCTTCGGATGTTATGCCCACAAAATCAGTAAACTTTGTAACAAGGTTGCCTACAAGGTCAGCAAACTTTCCAAGACCAGGTATAAAGTTAAGGACTACCTTTTTAACTGTTTCAAAGTTGGCAATCAATAAACCTACACCGACAACCAATGCACCTATACCAGTTGATATGATAGCACTCCTAAGCGTTCCGAATGCCTTAGAAACGCTATTCCCAATTACCGCACCCAATTGCTTGAATGAATCTATGCTCTCGCCAACCGCCTGTAAACCCTGTGAAAGTGCCATTGCAGATTGAACCTTTAACAAGGTTTTCTCTACTGCTTCTGTTTGCTTTCCGAACAATCCAACCGCACCCTGCAATGCTGCGAATCCACCTGCTACACCCGACAAAGATGCGGTTAATGCTTTAAACTTTGCATCGGGATTGAAGGCATCCGTTAACGCTTTCGCATCACCGATGGCATCCTTTAATTGTGCTGCCCTTTTTGCTGCCTCAATTGCTTCCTTAGATGTTGCACCGAACTTGTCAGACAATGCGGTGACCTCATTTTGTGCTTCCCTTAATTGTTGTTTAAGTGAACCAACCGATTTGCCTACATCCCCTGCATCAACTTTGACCTTGACACCAATTATCTCTTCTGCCATTTAAATATAGTTTAATTCAATTACTTTAAGAAGTTCAACCTTTGTAACGTTAAAGTCCATAGGATTATAATCCAAGACCTTATTCAACCGCCAAAGTGAACCATCAATGTATATCAGTTTGCTAAAATCAAGGTTATAAATGTCAACCTCATTCAATTTTAAAGAGCAAGTCAGCAACTTACTATCCTTGTCTGTTATCTCAGCAATGTACTCGGACCAATACCCGTTGAACAAGTTCGCTGCCGTGTAGGATAAGGTAGTAAAAAACAACTCCTTCGGTGCTCCCCAATTAATATCATTTGTTGGGTTTAATGGGTCATCAACGTGACCAGCGTATCCGTATGCAGTGTATGTATCATGACCTGATGGATGGGTGAGTTTCCAAGATGTCATCCCTGTTACTTTCTTTGCTTGAAGGATTCGTATAACGGAATCCATCTTATCTTCCTTGGTATTCTCGTTGGATAGTTTATAAATAGTGCTATAAATTTTATCAGTAGCAGTAAGTTGGTAAAGTATGGTAGATGCAAAAATCAACTCAGTGCTATCAACTTCCTTCACAAACTCATTCTCACTATCATAAATAAAATCACCATATCCTTCATTGTACTTCTTGCGATAATTTTCAGCATAAAAGTCATTGTCTTGCTTGTACTTGTAATCATAATAACGTGCAGTAAACTCTGACATGGGTTTTAACCTTATAACACTGCCTCGGTCTACCTTACCAGTCCAATCAATCTGACTACCATCATAAAAGTCAATAAATGGTTTAATGATAAGTTTTTTCTCAACAAGTCTGTCCTCATAGACATAAAGGTTAAACATCTTTACAATGGAGGCAAAGAAGTCCTTTTGAAAGATTCCCTTTGGTATAGTATCGTTTATAACAATCGTATCTCCGTAACTGATGTCAACTTGAGAGGTTACATCTGTACCTACTAAAATAGTGTCACCCGTTATGTCATAACCTAAACCACCACCTGCATCAGATATAACAAAAATATCAAAGAAATCCGTGTTGCTTACAGAAATATTATTAACGGACAAATCTGCAGTAAATATGTAATCAAATGTGTTTGGAACATAACTCTGTGATGCAATGTCTACTCCGTTTTTTCTCAATGCAATATTAAAAAACGTAGTATTTGGGTCAATGATTGCACCGCTTACAACCACTTGAAAGTTGATTGTGGTAGTAGTAGCACTATTGTAGGTAAAAGTATTGTTGCCAACATTAACAAGGAATGGACCAAGTTGAGATGCCGTAAACTCAACTTTTGATGCTATTGCATAGTTTGTATTGTTTGGAGTTGCTATGAATTGTGTAGTAGCATTTTTAGTTAATGTTTTTTGATTATGTGGTATCACTAACCTATTCATTAAGGACGTACTAAGTAATGGGAAATCGTACGTATAACCTGAACCATCTAAAATCTTGGTCAAGTATTGCTTTACAAACAAAGCAGGTCTGAATGCATCAAAAGAAAAGTCTATCTTATTTGTAGATACGTTGCCATTGTCTATTAAAGGGTAATAAACACCTGTACCGCTAATATTGTCCCAACTATTTGCAATGGTAGTAGCATTCCAAGTTTGGTCAGCAATACCAAAGTCTATGTCTTCAAGTTTATTATTTCCAAGTGCATTGATAAAACCGCCTAACTCACCGAAGACTGCAACCTCATACTCTATGCTTCTGTCATCAATGATTATCTCAAGCAGTCTAAGAACCCCTTTAAATATCTGTATTTTATCTACCAAGATAATGCATGGTACTGACTTGGTAGCATTGAAGTTGTAACCCACGTTTGGGATTGCTGGATTGTATAGATTGGAATTCCCAAAGTCGAATATATTACCGAATAACTTATTATTTGTATCATTGCCAGGTAGTACTATTGTTTTACTAAATGAGGTGTTTCTACTTGCAAAGTCTTGTATCTCATCTATGGCATAGGTAAACTCCGCTGAGATATCCTTTGTTAAATCAAGTCTGTAATTGTCTATGTAAATCTCAGTCCTCATCGGAATTGACTATATTTTTTATTGGCAATCTGCACATCAAGTTCAAGGTTAAACATCTTGTCTGCTATCCTCTTTTTCTCTTCCCAATTGCTTGTCATAGTGACCACGGGATAGTAGTAACCTCCTTGCTCAAAGTAAACCTCAGGAGATTGGATTAACTCCGCTAACCAGTTGTAATCTTTTACATTTAAATAATTACTTCGCAGTTTGTACATTGTTGAATGCTCAACTACATACTTTGTTGCCCCTGGGTTGATTCTGTTGTAGTCATCATAGGACCGCATTGCAGTAGCAGTTGCATTGTACCTAAACTTACTACCCTCGTACTGCTTTGACTCCACGTTCCTTGATTCTTTATTCACTAACCTAAAATGCATAGTATCGTATCCTCCTAACTGATTTAGGAAGTGCAATGCGATTGGTGAGTAGTTAGGATTACAAACAAGTTTAACCCGTACCTCATCTCCGAAACTTGTCCCATTGTGCAATTTTATGCCGTATGAGTACGCAGATTGTGGGATTACAGTTGAACCATACCAAGAATTTATCCCACTTGGTGAGATGTCAAGAAGACTAAATGTTTCCTGTGGGTCTGTTGCCGTTGTTAAAGCACTTCCACTTGTACTCCCATTCTCGTTGTAAAGTTGCACCGATGGGTAAACATTTGTAGTCACTCCACTTGCAAACATATATCCGATATGCAACTTGTCAGTAAATGCACATTCAACATTGCTCAAATCTCTATTGGTCAACCATTCGTTTATGTATGACTTGAAATAGGTTGGAGATTGAGCAGGATTATAAAAGTCGGGATAGTAAAAGTTAAACGCTACATAGGTCTGCTCAAGCAGATTCGTGTAGGTTACACCTCCGTACTCTTCGCCATATTTTATGGTATATTCTTTATAAATATTATCGTTTGAAGCACTGAATAAAGTAGTAGCAGGATTAGGGATGAAATAGGATTGAGCATAATTACGCATAATGTTCCCTGCGTTAAATATCCCCTTTGTACTGCTCACATCAGGGAACTGCTTTATCCTTGCCACCAAGACCGCATCTACATAGATATCAAAGACATACTTAAAATTGCTTGATGCCTTATTTGTGCTATCCACCACGAACCAAAGGTCATCGTGAAGGGAAGCATATTGTTCGGGTATGCTATTAACTGTTATTGCCATAATTACTTGTTCTCTTCATTAATTAGCGTATTCGCTTGTTTTATGTACACTATTAAGTCCGCACCGATTGCCTTACCCATTTTATCGTAGAACTGCTGATTAAATACCTCATCAACTGCATTATCAAAGAATCCAGTCTTTGGTAATCCACGTTGTTTAATCTTCCTTGCAATTAGATAAGCAGTGGTCCTTCCCGTGTTTAATTGTGCAACTGATTTACGTTTTTTCTGTAAACCACTTAGATTAAACCTTTGGTCTTCTCTTCTTGATGATAATGCGTTCCTCTTGACCCACTTTTGAATGGCATTAACCATTGGACCATTGATGGAAGGATAAGCGGACCTGAACCGATAAGGTGAGTTAGGTTGACCCGATTTAAACCCCTTTACACCCTTATTTACAAAGTCATAATACTTTGCACCTTCTGATGATGCAGGATAACCAATGTCAAGGGAATACGATGAACCTTGCTTAATTAATTCACCTTCTGTTATGTCTGTGCTTAGAGTTCCAGTATCTACTCTGTTTGCCTTAATTAGATTGTCTTGAACCCTTTTGATAAATATTGAGGCAAATCTTATTATGGTTCTTTCAACGAATGGCAACTGCCCTAACTTTTGGTAGTCTTCTTTGTTCGCTGCTTGGGATGCGATTATTGCATCATTTATAACTACCTCAGTATCAATTTTTGCCATAACTCTTCCGTATTAATTCGTTATCGTGTTCCATCTTCGCTTTGAGGTACGCAAGGTCATTGAGAAAGTTTATGACAGGTAAGTTAAATGCTTGGTCAAGTGTGATTCCTTCAAAGTCGGCAACCAGTTTGGTTTGGTAAATCCATCCATAACTGTGCATAAAACCTGATGCACTTCTTCCGCTTTCATCTTCTCCACTCCCTGCTCCATCATCTGACGGACCATATAATCCTTTGAATTCTTTATCCAAAGCCTGAATACTTGATAAAAAAAAACCACCGAACCAAGAACGGATTGGATAGGTGCTTCAAGCATATCCTGTGCATAGTCGCTATGCTTACCTGCATCGTATTTATCATCTACCCATCCCAAGAATACCTTCTTCTGAGGTATGACCATACACGCCATAATCTTATGCAGATTACCCATCACATCACTGCTGAAGTGCTTAGATTCAATGTACCTGGAAGCAGGGATATTCCGCACATCATAAACGCACTTGTACCTTCTGTCATTAATCTTTAGCACCTTTACCGCTTCAGGTTTAATCTCATCGTTAATGAATGCGATTGATTCCAATAGTGGTGCAAGTTCCTTAACGGGTAAACTATCAATCTGATTCTCCGTTTGGTTGGTTAGTATTGAGGCAACCTTAACGCTTATATCAAGGTCAGTCAAGTCCTTGCTATTGGCATAGAGTTCATTAATCTGTTGGTATTGGAAGACTGTTACATTTGACCAATTCATATACTTTAAATAGTTTAAATGTGAGTAAGTGTTCAACTATTCAGATAGTCAATAGTTGTCTTCTGTGATGCCCACTTAGACTTCAGAGCATCTACTTTCTGTTGGACCTTCTTA